CACTCCAGACTTCTGTCCTTTTCGTCACTCTTGTGTTCCAGCACAATGCGCTCAGAGTAAGTTGGGTAATCGTGGTCAACCAAGCGTCCAAGCAGAACGTTTGCGTCAAGAAAAGCGTTGACGCGCAATTCCTCCAAGTCAACCGTGTAAACCCGCCCGTCAACGTCAGGCAGCAACCGCGCTTTGACGAGAGGCGCAACGCGCCCCTGCAAAGCACTTGCCGTCGGAGTCGTCCAGCTTATCGAGGTCGGCGACTCCACAATATCGTCGCACACGTGCCACGTCTGCTCGTCCTGCCAGATAATCGCCTCGCCACCGTCGTAGTACTGGCGTCCCGGTGTGTTGACCGTGCAGCTCGTAGCTCCAACGCTAACCGATACCGGACTGGCGTCCTGCCAGACCGGAATGCGCACCTGCTTGCCCAGCAGGTCAAGCAGCCGCCGGTGGATGCGGTTTCGGCGCTCTGGCGTCCGCGTCAAAAGCGGGTACTGTATTTGGCGTTGTGGTGCGTCACGAGTGCAGCGCCGGATTTCGCGCCCGTCCCAAGCAGTCTGGACTTCCGTGCGGTAACTCCAGATTTCGTCAATCCCGTTTGCCCAGTTCGGCTCGAAGGCGAAGACAGGCGCGCTCATACCGTCCTCAGCATCTGCGCAATCCGCCCGCGATTGGCGCGGATGTGATTGATGACAATCCGCTCGCCCGCCGCGCCCATCAGGTGGTCGTCAAAACTGCCAGTATCCACGCGATTCACAATCGTCACGGGCTGCGCTGCTTGTGTCGCCGGCATTGACGCCAGCGCGTCATTCGGGATAATCGTGCCAGAAACGCGCGGCACGAACAACTCCGGCCCTTTTTCCCCGACGATATACGGCGCGTTAGCGGCAACCGCGCCGCCCGCCGCCTTGCCTGGTATTCCCGGCAACGCCCCGCCAAGCCCGATTTTGCCGAAAATCCCGCCCAAAGCCCCTTGCAGCAACTTCAGCACGAGCATTTGCGCGATAATTCGCGCGATGGACTGCACAACCGACAGCGCAAACTGCTTGAACGCTTCTTTGGCGTTGCGCGCGTTTGCGATTAGCCCGGCAAACAGGTTCTCAAGCGAGCTGGCAAGATCAGCCCGGATTTGTGCACCGGCGTCACGCGAAACCACTTTGATTGATTGAACCGCCTCAATCGCGTCACGCACAGCGTCAACGTTCTCTTGCGTGGGCAACGCTTGCGCTGCTTCGCGCGCCTTCTGTGCCAGCGCGTCAAGCGTGGCTTTGCGCCGCTCGTACACCGCGTTGACGGCTTTTTGTACTTCGGCTTCCGTGTAGCCCGCCAGCCGCATTTGTTCAGCCAGTTGCGCCTGCTCACGCTTGGTCTCCGTAATCGCGCGCTGCAATTCCGCCACAGCCTGGTCAACAGCAATCTGCTCCAGCCGCTTTTGGCGGATTTCCTCTGCCAGTCTGACCTGCTCGCGCTCGCCGTCTGTCAGCGTTGCCAGCACCGCTTCGCGGTCTGCGTTAGCCTGCGTTAGTTCGCTTCTGACGCGCCGGAGCGTCTCAAGGTATTCCTGTTCCGCCCGCAACCGCTCGACGGCGAACCTGTCACCAGTGGCGGCAACCAAAGCCGCTTGCAGGTCTTCTATCGCCGCCTGCTCGCGCCGGTAAGACTCTTCGTTTTCGCGTGCGGTTCGCAACCGCGCCGTTTCGCGTTCGGCTTCGATTTCCGCCAAGCGTGTGGTCAGGTCAATAATCCGCGCCTGTGCCTGTGCCTCCTCGTCCAAGAGACGCTTGATTTCGCGGTCGCGCGCCTTGGCGTCTTTGATTTTCGCCGCTGCCTCGCGGTCAACGATTGTCTGCTGGAGCTTCGCGAATTCGCGCGCGCGTTCTTCTTCTGCCCGGCGTCTTTCGTTTTCCGCTTGAGCTTCCTGCAACTTGGCAAGCTCGCGATAGTACTGCTCTGCTGAAATCCGTCGTCGCTCGAAGCTGTCCCGGAGTGCCGCCGTTGCCGCTTCAATCCGTGACCGCTCCAGCCGGTAGTTTTGGTCGGCTTCAGCCGCAATCAGACGTTCGATTCGGGCAGCCTCCGCACGCCGGGCTTCGAGTTGCTTCAGCACCGGGTCTTCCTGTTTCCCGCCGCCGCCACCTTTGCCGCCCTCAGCCTTCGGTACTTTTGGTGCGCCGAAAACGCCGGACAGGTTGGCAGGCAAGTTTGCCTTGGCCTCACCGCTTAGCTTTTGCCCGCCAATCTGCGCCAGTTGTGCGCTTGTAGCGCTGCGTAGCGCACTGGCGGTTGCCTGCGCTGAAACAGCCACCCGCGCAAACACCGATGCCAGAAGCCCCACAGAAGCTGCTACGCCGGAAATCGCCGTGGCAATCCGCCCTACAAACTCTAGTACGTCGGCAACCACGTTCAGGACGCCCTGGAACGCCCGTCGCGCTGTGTCAATCAGGAAAAACCAGCCACGCACCGTCGCGGCTACCACCGACGCCAGCCCGGCAACGATTTCGATTACGCCACGCACGCCTTGCAGCGTGTCAATGACCGCCTGCGCCCCGGAGCGCGTGTCATCAAAAGTCAGCCCTTCCAGTATCGCGCGCCCAATATCGGTTATCGCGTCAAAAATCTTCTCGAATTCGCGCCCGATCTGCTGCACCAGCGCCGGATTGCGCTCAAGAAATTGTCCCAGTTGATTGACTTTGGCGAGAACGTAGTTCAGCGCGTTCAGCACAGAGCGTGAAAACGCCGCGCCGATCTCGTCAGCCACGCGCGCAATCTGCTCAAACGCCGGAGACAACTTGACGGCTTCGGCAACGCCAGTCTGGGTATTACGCGTTATCGAGATCAGCCCGTCCTGCACCTGCGCCAGCGCCTGCTTCAGCCCGTCAAACAGCCGCCCGCTACCAGCCGTGGCAAACAGCGTTACCGCTTCCTTGGCGTTACCCAATAAACCGTCAAACGACTTCGCTGCAAGCTGTCCGCCAACCGTGACCGCCTGTAGCTTCTCTTGAATAAAGGCGAAGGCTTGCGCAACGTCGGTCTTCAAAAGCTGCTGTAGCTTTTTCCGGTCTTCCTCTGTGTTGAAAAGCGACAGCCCGACACGCGCATTGCGATCAATCTGTCCCGTCAGGATTGCGCGAATTTCCTGTGGCAGTTGATAGCCCGGCATTCCCAACGCCGCGCCAAGTTGCCCAAGCTGAAGCGTCAATTGCCGAATCTGATCAGGATTGAACCCGGCGGAAATCCCGCTGCCCAACCCTTCTTGGAAGGCCCTGGACAGGTCTTCAAACGAAACGCTGGTGTCAATCGCCGCCAGCTTGAGTTTTTGCAGTTGGTCAGCCCCGATAGCTCCAGCAAGCCGGAACGCTTCGCCAACGTCCGTTACGGACTTGCGCGCCAACAAGTTGTTAGCGACAAGCGTGCGGATTGAAAGCTCTGTATTTTCCAGCGTTCTGGCAAAGCGTAACCCTTCGCCGTAAAACGCCTCAAAGCCCGAACTGACGGCCCGTAACGCGCTGGACAGCACACCGATTGACTGCGTTACAAGCGAAACCGCTGCGTTGGCGGTCTGAAGCGCGTTGGAAAGCCCTTGAATTCCAGGGAGATTATCAAGGCGGATTGAACCAAGTGTTTGCGCCGTCTGGCGAAGCGAACGAAGCGACGCTTCCACGGACGCCACAGCGCTTTTGGCCGCCTGCTCGCCCGTAGTCTTCAGCGCAATCAGGAATTGCAATCGGTCGGTCGCCAAGCTATCTTCTCCTCACCTTCCATCGCGACTGCCAGCAAGGTTGCGCGGCTCCGGCTTCCTCAGCCGTTCTCAATCCCGCCAGTAGCCGCGCTACCTTCTCTCAACCAGCGTTGCGCTGGCTTACTGCCAAGTGCAGCCGCCGCGCCGATTTGAACGGCCAAAGCCGCGTCACGCAATTCTTGTAGCTGTAGCAACGCAATTTCCGCGTAGTACCGTTGCGCCTGCTGGAGCGTCAGATTGCCCACGTCCTCGTAGCCAAAACCGCTACGCACCAGCGCAACAACAAGGCGGTCAAGCGTTATTCGCTCTTTGCCGCTGGCGGGAAAAAACCGCCGTCACCCCCGTTGTTCAGTTCGGCAATCAGCGGCGCAAGCTTGGCGGCTTCCACAAGCGTCACGTCGGGGAATTCACGCTCGAACTCTTCGGGCGTCATCCACAGTGCGCCCGCCAGCAGGATATAAAGCTGCGATGGGTCGTCTTCGAGTGCGGCTTGAACTCGCAGCACCCGCGTGGCGTCTTTGAGGCGCACGGGACGTAGCGTCACCGTGCGTCCGCATAAGGTTGCCGTCTTGGTTGGGACTTCCATTACTCAACCTCAAGGATATTGAAGTACTCGCCGAAGTTCGTGTAGTTCGTGCCGGTACTGTAGTTTTCGTCCCGCAGCACCGCGCCCTTCAAGGTGAACATTGTCGGGTCGTCGTTCAAGAGCATCAACGATTCGGATGCGTTGAAGGCGAAGCGGTAGATTGTCACGTTGACGCGCTTTGATTGTGCCGCGACATTGATGCCGTCAATTTCCAACCACAATTCCGGCGGAGCGGTGTCATTGAGCGCTGGGACGCGAGTCTGCGCGGTATAACTGTACTGCACGTCCGGCGTGCCGGTAACGGCTGTCAGAAAGCGGATTCTCCCCGACTTGGCGTCTTCCAGCACGTAATTCGTGCCAGAGTTCAACCCGGTGATAGACAAGCCACTGATATTACCGAACCGCGTTCGGTAATACGTCCCAGCGGGCATATTGTTGGGTAACAATTCAGTATTAGCCGCGACGGTGCCCGCCGAGATGTCCACAAAATTACCCTTGATTGCCAGCGCCAGATTCCGCTTGTCATACTCATCGAATTCGAGTGTGGCATTGACTTTCAAGCCGAACTGGTAGCGGTTGTCCATGATGCGGAGACCGCTCGTGGACTCCAAATGCTCGATAATGTTCGTCTCGGTCTCAATCGAACACGAACGCGCGTTACCCAGATACCGGCGCGGCCCCGGATTACCGCTTGCGTTGCGCTCGGCCCAATACACTTTCCCTTGCAGGTGCAGGTAGCGGCCCATTTTCTTCAGTCACCTCCGTACGGAAATTGCCGGGTTCCGGCGTGAAAACCTGCCGCCAACCAGCGGCCAAAAACTGCGGTAACGCACGCGCGTCAATCGCAGCGTGGACGTTGCTTTCAGGGTCAAAAACTTCAACCAAATCGCTCACGACACCCTCCAGTACAGGCTCAACGTCAGGTCAATTTGCGCCGTCAGGTAGTGGACGCGGGCACTGCCCGTAGCGGCTACACCAAGCTGGATTTCCGCTTCCAGCGCCTCCACCCGACGCAAAACGTTCGTTCTCGGATCGGCGTCGTCCAATCCGAAGCGCGCCGGAAACAGCAGCCGGCGAAACACGTCGTCCAGCCGCTCGTGAAACTCAGAGTGCGCCTGTACGCCTTTGACGCTTTCCGCGTAAACAACCCGATAGACCGCCTCGCCGGTCGTCATTCCGCTGTGGTCGCACGTCAGACGCACGCGCAGCCGGTCAATCACGGCCGACCGAACAGCAGACTGGTCAGCAACCGGCGCAAGCACCGGCGCGCCGTCAGCGTCCGCCGAAAGCGGCAAGTACAAGCTCACCTGCGCCGTGGGCACAGCCGCTAAAATCCTGTCTTTGATTGCTTCGCGAATCACCGAGTCCATTACGGCAGCACCAATGCATCAATCAATCGCCGTCGGACGGCGGCTTCAATCCGGTCACGGCTGGCGCGCCAGCCGCGCTCGTAAAAGTTCCGGGCACGGATGCCGCGCCTGCCAATCGCGCGCGCCACCAAGAAGGCATTCAGGTGAAGCAGCCCCTTCAAAACAATCCACCGCTGGATTGCTTCCACCGGCGGCATTCGTCCGGGACGCCGCCCGCCAATCACAAAACGCGAGTAAAAAACGTCCGAGCCGACAATCAGGCGGATTTCACTCAAGCGCTGGCGCGTCTGGCGAATCTCGACTCTCGTGCGAATCGAGTTGAGAAAACGCCCCGACGCGATTGCGTCAGCCTCGCGCACCTTGTCTTTGACGGCGCGCGTTAAAATCGCACCAGCGCTGCGCCCGATTGCAGGCGCTTCACGCTTCAGCTTCTCAAACTGGATCGCAATCCGACGCTCCACCAGCTTGGTCAAAAAACTACTCACGGCTGCTCTCCCGTTCGGCGCACAACCGTGCCCGTCAAAGCCCAAATCCGCTTTGACTGGCTTTGCGGCTCTTGGCGTTGCGCAACCTCAATCTCAATCTCGCCCCACGCCAGACGCTGCGCGCGCGCGATCTGATCGCGCGTCACCTCGTCGCTTTCAGCAATCAGCACGCGCCACGAATCACCGAGTTGTTCGGCGTACCAACCGGAAGCTACTTGCACGATTTCTTCTGGCGCGTCGTTTGCGTCGTTGATACGGCGTAGCGACAGCGCTGTATCGCCCCAAAACAGTCTTCGCCGGACAGACAGCCCGACGGCGTAAGCTCGCGTTACCTGGATTGCCTTAGCCACGGCGCGCTATCCCCCACGAGCCGCCCATCAATGCCGCCGGGTCGTAACCCAAGCGGATTATCAAGCGACGCCGCACCACGGCACGGTCACGCTCCACGTCGTAATCCAGTCCGTCGCCCCCGGTTGGACGGATTTTCTCTGTGCCAAAGCCCAGCGCGTCCCACTCTTCAATGTCGGCGCGCGTTGCCTGGCGTTGCACCGGCGTCAGGTCGTCCACGGCGTCAACGATTGAGTCAATCGAAA